TTTTTCTTTACTACAATGTCTTCAAAGACATCTTCCTCAATTCCCTGTGGTACTGGACTTCTTAAGTCTTCTTCTACAAGTGTATAACCTGGATGTGCTTCCATAGATTTTATATCTAGAGCTGTATGGACTTCCATTGTGTTACCTGAAATAGTACATTTAAAAACTGCCATTTACTTCTCCTATTTAATATCTTTATAGCCACTAGAAAAGTAGCTATAAAAATATCCCCTCGTGAAAGGGGAATATTCTTTATGCAGGTACTACCATTGCAAAAGCTGAATCTTCTCTCAACGCTTGTACACCATAAATTGTATCTGAAGTGTAAAGTGTTGCTAGATAATCTTGCTTGTACTGTGTTTGCGAACGAATACCAAGTTGTTCAACTAGGACTGCTGCATCTTTCTGTCCCATTAAACATACTCTGTCTCCATCAGCATTTGTAGTATCAGCATTAGAAGTAACATATACAGGGATACCATATAAATTACCAATGTGACCATTACGGATTGTGTTAGAAGAACCTGCTTCACCAACCATATCCATAGCTGTATATCGGTCTAGACCTAAAAGAGTATTTCTAGCTGCAGGTGGTACTAAAAAGAACCTTCCTGTAGTAGGAACATCTTGGTCATCAAGTTTCTGAATAATATTACGAACTGCTATGTCAGTTAACGCTGCTGCGTTAGTACCATCATATAATGTAGTACCATCAAGACCTGTATAACCAGCGTCATAAGCGTTAGTACCATCACCACCGTTCATAACTCGACCTAATTGAACTAGGTCAGTATCTACTTGTTTTGCAAGTGAGTAACCAGCATCTTCTGTGTAGAATCTACGCATAGATGATAGTGCTTGCACTTCTGTAATATCCTCAATGAAACGAGAATATTCATACCATTTGTTAATGTTAACTAATACTTCTGTTTCTGTATCAGAGATTAGTGTTACTGCTGCTTCAGACACTTTCGCTGAAGGAGTCCCTCTTGTAGGTTTAGGGATATGGATTACATCTCCTTTCTTACCTTTGAAAGACATTTTTTTCATTACATTTGCTGCTACTAAGTTGCTTTTATACGCTGCGATGACCTCGTCGGACCAAATCTCAGGTATAAAAACGGCTGCGGTCGTATTCGTGACCTGGGGGGTTGGATATGCCATTTTAATTTCCTCTCTATATTGTTTTTAAATGACTCGCCCTTCTTGGTATGCCAACATTATCTCATCAGATAATGCATCGTACTTGTCTGGGTCTGTCTGCATTAGTTTAATAATATCGCTTCGTCGATATTTCTTTTTAGAGATAGGTTCGTTATTCCCTTTCTTTCCAATACTAGCTGCTTTCAATTGATTACTCTTATCTATTTTACTAGTTTCTGCTACCTTAGCTACTCGTTCTTGTTTCTCAGTCCAAGTAGATAGTAATTCTTTAGCAGAATCATAATCAAAGTTTACTTCAGCTCTATTGTAAAGTTCAGAGCGAACTTTTGAACCATTAATCCATTCAGCAAAGTTAGGGTCTTGAACGATAGTTTCTAGCTCTGGATACTCAGAATTCAACCTAGTTAATGTAGATGTTCTCTTCATTTGTTTAGCTGCTTCTTGAGCCTCCTTTATAGCAGGATGACTATCAATTTGTTTCTTAACATGCTTACCAGGATTATCAATAAAATCCTCTGGACTTGTTTCATCTATCTCAGTCTGTGTTGATTTCGATGTTTGTGTAGAAATGAAGTCATCAACTACCTTCCTAAGTTCACCTACTTCAGAACCTTGCTTACCAATAAGTTTTTCAGCTTGTTGGTGCATTACTGCAATCTCTTTAGCAGACTTTCCTTTATACTTCTCAGGTAAATCGTCTTCAACTTCAGCTTCAGCTTCTACTTCTGCAACAGTCTCTTTTATAGGTGTTAGTTCTTTTTCAAGATTAGCTTCTACCTTTATTTCCTCTGCTACATCTGCTGCTGGAACTTCAATTACTTCTTCTTCTACTTCATCTATTATATCAGCCATATTATTCTCCTGTGCTTAAAAGCATTATAGGGAGGTAACTAAGGAGACTAACCCTCACTTACCTCTATTCTATTTACTGCCCATGCTGTTTATTTAAGGCATGATGTTTCTTAGCCCACTTTGCATGTGCATCGGGGAAGTCCCCTGATATGCCTTCTAACTTTATGGTAGGAGTACTAATAAGTTTCTTAGACTCTTTACCACAAGTTGGGCAATCTGTTGTTATAGTGTATTCAATAAGTTTATCAAATACTCCACAATCCTTACATTCAAAATCAAACAGTATCTTCATTATCTAAATCCTTATACGTTTGTTCTGAAACATCTTTTAGAGTAAGTATCCAATTCATGATTCTTAATTCACCTCTTCTAGCAAATAAAGTTTTTTCATCTGGAATATCTTCTACTTTAATACTACTCTTTATCTTTTCTATATCTACTAGTAAATCTTTCCATCCTTTAGTAGTAAACATTGTAAATCTATCTTCATAATACTGTTGTAATTCTTTATCCATATATATAATATTATACCATATAATTAATCAAAAGTCAAGCTTTATTTCTGCATCTGCATCTTGACTATATCTTTATTGTCTTGCATGTCCATCTTTTTAAGTTGTATTTCTTCTTGTCTAAGCATTAGTTTTGCTGTTGCTTCTCTTCTTTTAAACTCTGCTTCTTTCTCATCTGCTTCACTAGGTAAGTTAGTTGCAAGAGCAGTCATAAGTTTAGCTTGTATTTCTTTAGGCATCATCTGAGCATCTACTTGGTCCTTCTGAGCTTTAGCCATATTAGACTGAGCCTCTGACCCTTGTAATTGAATACCTGATTGTACTTGTGCTTGTGTCATTTGTTGTTGTTGTTGAGCTTGTTTTTGTTGCTGTTGCTGACCTTGTTTTAGAGACGCAATAATCTCTGCTCTATTTTCCATACTAGAGTTATTTACTATACCTTCTAATAACAGAGGTACAACAGGACTGTTTGGTCCTAAAGTTTTAAGTAAATTTAAGTACTGTAATTGCTCTACTTCTTTAGCTAGATTACCTAAAGATGAGTTAGCTACAAACTTATAATCTGCAACAGGAAACTCTTCAGGTGCAAACTGCATAAATCTATGTGCTACTTTAGTAATGAATGGTACTAAGAAGTTGTCTTGGAAGTTCACCAGTGTACGTTTGTTCTTTTTAAGTACTGTGGATAGTGCTACAGATAGTTCTCCTCCTGCAGCTGCCTTAACATCTTCCTGTGTACTCATTGTATTTGTAGCTGATAATAACATTTTCTGGAAAGCTTGTGCAGTAACTAGGTTAGCTTCTTCTGTTACACCAAATTTAAATGGTTGTAGAATCTCTCTAGGGTCTCCATTAGTTAGTATAGACTTACCTGGTCTAATCTCAAACTTAGCTCCTCTAGGTAAACGTGTAGCATCTATACCCATCATAGGTGCAGTAGTTAAAGCTAGTGAATCTAGGTGTGCTCTTAGTTGAGCATCAATAGCCTTCTGCATATTGAAACCTTTCTCTGCAATACCTCTACCCCAGAATCTTTTAGGTACAGTATCATCTTGATATGCTACAATAGGTCTATCCTTCATCATATATGGACTTCTTTCTGCTTTAAGAAGTACATTATCGTTACCAATTACTACAATAGCCTCTACTAAGTTACCATACTCTTCTAAAATGTCTCCAGTCCCTTCATATACTTCCCCATTTTCTGGGTCATCTAGTAATTTCTCTGGAACTAAACCATAATATCTTACAATCTTAACTTTATCTCTGTCATATTCTTCATCTACCCATGTTTCTTCTAAATCAATGTCTGTTTCAGCTTCTCCACCTAAGTCTGCCTCCATATACACACCATCTTCCATGTTTTTAGCTACTAAATGTGCAGAAACAAACTCTTCAATAGCACATCCCATAGCATCATTCACTCCATTTGCATTTGGGTCTATTAAAAAGTTCTGTGGACTAATAGGATTTAGTAATACTTGTACTTTCTTTTTAGATTTAGTACCAATTGCTACAGAATCTACATCTTCCATTACTTCTGTTGCTGGTATGTAATTTGTTTCTTCAGCTACAACTACTTCTCCAATACCTGTTCCATATATAGAAGCTAATAAAATTACTTCACCTACATTTGACCTTAATCTTGTTTGTTTAAAACATTGTTTCATGTATGCTTGCATATAATCTATATCAGCAGCATCCTTATCCATATAGTCATCATCAATACTAAATAAGTCATCACCATTACCAAAGACACCTTCTTCTATTTCTGATGCATGGTTTTCAATAGCTTCTTGTAAAACAGGAGAAACAATCCTACTTCTTTCAGATTCTCTCATTTTATCTTCAGCTCTCCATTCACCTCTCCAAAGAGCTTCATATTCTTTCCAGTTATTTAGATAATTGGTATCTCTTGATTCTCTCCAATCCTCTAGGTGTCCTGCTAACCATGATACTAGTTTATTTGTAGGTGTATATTTATCGTCAGCCATTCTTTATTCCTCTTAGTTAATAACCAGAAACCGCATCTAAGGCTTCATAATCTTCTTGTTCAAAATCATCATAGGATACTTCTACCATTGCTATCTGTTGTATATAAGCTAAAGCATCTACTAAATCATCATGTAACTGACTATTAGGAAAGTTAGTTAGTTGGTCTAAAAATGGTGCATTCCATTCACCTCTTTCAAGTGTAACTTTCCTATTCTCAAATAGCCCTTGTAACGACCATATAATTCTTTCACTCTTTTTTCTATTACCATGATTCAGGTCTTCTATCCTGAAGTATGTATTATTCTCTCTCATTAAATCATTTAAGTAGGGAGCTGCTGCGTTCTTTAAACTTCCTTTTTCTATACCAATTTTAGTTGGCATATAGTTCTGTACTGCATTAAAGATTTCTTTACATGTTTCTTGTATGTCCCATCTTCCGTGTCTTATTTCTTTGACCCACCACCCGTCACTATGGACTTTAACGATTGCAATTGCTGTTTCATCCAGTTTACGGTTTTTATTTCCTGCTTCTTTATCCACAGCCACGAATCCAGCCAAGTCGACTGCAATGTAGAAATTACCGTTTGCAGGCTCATCTTCTTCTTCTCCATATTCTATCCATTCCTCTTTAAATATATCCCTTGATGCTGCTTGAAAACTAGCAAGGAATTCTTGTCTGAATGCAAAGCTACTCATAGAAGTTTTTGCAGCTTCTATCTCTGTTGCAGGAATTAATGGATTATCATATGATGAATAATGAAACTCTTTCCAATCCTCATCTGTTCCCTTTTCTGCATACTTATATAACTCATAAAAGTGGTTACGACCTTTAGGTGTTCCTATAAAGAGTGCCTTACCCTGTACGTCTGCTAGTGCTGGTCTAAGTATCTGTTCCCATACATTAGCTTTAATATCTGCATATTCATCAATAACCAAAAAGTGTAGTCCTACACCACGAAGTGTATCTGGTCTATCTGCTCCTTTTAAATATATCTTACGACCATTAACTAGAGTTAGTACAGATGTATTCTCATGTGCTGACTGAATAACATCCTGTCCTAAATCTTTTAACACTCCCCACATAATATCTTTTGCTTGTTGGAATGTTGGTGCTACATAAAATACATCTTTAGTTTCACTCTGTAATGCTTCAATAAGAAGCAACCAAGCAGCTAACCTAGACTTACCAAACCTACGACCAGCAGCAACAACTCTAAACCTATGCTGGTCATCAAATACTTCACGTTGCTTCTCATGTAATTTAACCTGGAGTTGAGTCATCTACTTTATTCTTTTGTACCCAGTCATCTACCTCTTGCCAGGGTTTACCTAGAGGTTCTTCTGACTCTACCCCTACATCTTGTTGTACATAATCTTCTAATGCATCAAACCAGGGCTGGTCACTAAATAATGATTGGTTCCCTTGGTATAAAATATTTAGAGCATTAGCTCCAAAATGATGAAGCATAGGAAAGTCTTCTCTATTTATATATCTGTTTGTAACATGATGAGCTCCAGCTTTTCCTTTAATATAGTTAAACTGTTCTGTATCAATATCTCCTTCTTTAAGAGCTACTTCAGCAGCAGACTTATATACATTGTATGCATCCCATGCTTTTTGAGAAGTTTCATCTCTACCTGAATTCTTATTAGCAAAAGGTTTATCTAAGTTGACGTCATTCCATCCAGCTAAGAGTCCATCCCAGAGTCTTTTATACTCGTCCACTATGAACCTGTTAATCTATCTTTTAAATAAGTAACTTGGTCAATTCTATCTTGTATTTTTTCTTTAGATTCATCTTTAGCTTTCTTAAGAGATTGCTTAAGTTTATCAAGTTCTTTAGTAGCTAGATTAGCTCCTTGTTTAGCTTGTGGTGCTGTAAGTGCTGGAGAATCTGCAGTATTAAATGTGTCTTCCCATTTCTGTAGTGAATTAAAAGTAAAGTCTTCGAATCCAGCCAAGTCATCCTCTGCTGCAGCTAGGTTGTCTTCTAAAGAAAATTCTTCTATATCTGGGTCATCTGGATTGTATGCTTTAGGAACAGCTTCTAAATCATTTGCTTTAGCTAGAGCATTGTCTGCAGCTTGTTCATATGGATTACTATCATGTATTGGATTGTTTTTATATATTCCTTCTTTATCTAAATCAGTCCAATCACTATAACCATTACTAACTTTATCATCTCCAAGAAGAGTATTCTTCAGATTACTTAGTTCATCTTTAGTAATTACTGTAGCTGGTTCAAAGTCATTATATCCTTTACTCATTAAGTTCTGAGCTTTACGGAATGCATCTCTAGCCCATTCATTCTTCGCCATTATCTACGTCCTCTATTGTGGTTACTTCGTTTATGTTAACAGGAGAATCTACTCCTGATATCTGAATCTCTATCTTATTCCCCTGATTCTTTGCTTTAGCTAAGTAATCACTTGGTACTACTCTATCCAGAACCATCTTAAGGCATACTACTTGGTCTTTATCATCGTCATCCAGAGCTTTCTTAACAATCTTCTCAACAACTTTTGTACCTGACACTTGAAGCATTCCTGCAAGAATCTCTTGTGCCCTAGCTTTCTTACTCTGTGGTAGTATTGAACCATATGGGTTCTTCTTCTTATATATTGTCTTCTTACGTTTACGGATAGGTAAACCTAATTTAATACGTTCCTTGTTAATTACTTCTAGTGACTTACGACCCATACTTCTCTCCTTAAGAGGATATGTATTAATTAATAATTACTTATTAGGGAATTTCTTCGTATCCCTAGAGGAGAAGAAATTACCTTCTCTATAACTCAGAAATTCATCTGAGGAACATAAACAAATAAATCTTTGTTCCTATAGTAATATTATATCATATTTTAATACAAAAGTCAAGAACTATCTACAACTGTTACAATTATGTAACAACTAGAACTAACTACAAAACACCAATTTTGGTATATAAAACAACACCTTTCTACGATATTAACCAATTCCTCTCTGATATAATTATCTAGTATCTATAATAAATACAACATCTACATCAAATACTACCCCCCTATTACTTACTATAAACTACTACATGTAGTGGTGAAAGAAGGATTAGATACTACATATAGACATAATCAATAGGCTATATAGGTTAGGAATGATAACTAATTAATTAATTAAGTGGTTGAAAATAAATAA